GGGAATTGATTAAGTATGATAGAAATTACAGGGATGATAAAAAGCAGTGGGGTAATAATTATCGGGGCAGTAATCGCTAAATAATTAGCCATTCGGCAAGTTGTGCCGAATACTCCGCCATTAACCGCGCCAAGGTCTTTAAAAGGCAAGAAATTAAAATAATACTTTTGCAGTAAATAAATACCTATGTTTATTCCGACCGCCCAAGTGATATATTTATAATATGTTTTAGGATTAGACATATATCTATAAATCAAGTTTAAGGTTATACACGAAAAGAATAAATTAAATAATTCCCCCATAGAAAACATCTGAAAAGAATGTATTGCCGTGCTGAATATGCACAAACCAAAAAATAATACAATCTCTTTAGCTATCGGGATATTGTCTCGTTTAGGAATATCTAATAATGAAGCCATGAATAATGCAATCGCGCCGAAATGGAAAAACATTAATTCAAACTTGTCAGGTTGTATCCCGGCAGTAAACGCCAGGGGAGAGATTAAAAGTAAGAATTTTAGAAGTTTATCGACCATATTTTAAACACTTTGTTGAAGCCCGGGGATTTCTCCCCGAGCCTCAATGTTTATTTGTTAATAATCGTAAACAGCAGTTGTAACACCAGTAGCAGCGTTCGCATCGGCATAGATGCCTGTAGCGAATGGCGCTCCTCCAACAGGAACAACTATTGTGTTAGAAGCTGTCCCCATCTTGATTTCAAACTTTGGGGTGCCGGTTGCAGTAACCGCGTCATAGATTAATACACTATCAGCTGCGGTAACCCCGGTAAATGTCAAAGTCTGAATCCTGCAGGCCCCGGTATAAAGCAAGCCATCGCCTGCCTGGAATGTAACGGCTTGAGCCCTACCAGCCACGTTTAACGCACCGCTTGTGGAACTTACTTCAGCAACCGCCCCAGAAGAACCATCAGCAATCGCTACTACCTGGTCAACGTCTTTACTAACTGCTAATGCGTGAGCATTATCAGCAGCAAAACAAAATGAAGGTATAGCCAATGCCATAACCAACAAGGCGATAAGAATAAATTTCTTCATATTATCTCCTATTGGTTAAATACTTCCCGGATTGGGTGAAATACATTTGCAGATAACTAAGCTTGCGCCCTTGCCTCTGCGTTTATCGATCCTGACTTTATGGCCGTAATATGCTTCAACTCCAAGCCCTATTTGCGCGCCATAGTCGTCATTCTCGCCAATCGGTGTAACATCATCAGGCATTGCGCGGAATACTGCTTGTGCGCCAAACCCGATTACATTCGCGACATCCCTCTGAGTAACCAAAGCGCCAGCCAAATGCTGTGCGTCCGTAGTCCCAGAAGCACCTCTTGTAACCGTGGTGAACGTGCTAACTGTCTTGCCAGTATAAGTCATTATCTCATTATTAATTTGCAAAGAACCAGTTGTAGAGAAGAATAACGTATAGTTAGCAAGGGTATTCGCGTCCGCAGCCACTCCAACATATACCGTCGCAGCGGAAGTGACCAGAGTCGCGGAAAGAGTTGTCTCAGGACGTAAAGGTGTCCCTTGAGGAATCGGCAGTAAAGAGTAATACGGATATAACACCATATTACGGAATATGCCAACTGCTCCCTCAAATAATGGGTGCATATCTTTCGACCCTTTAAATCTTTCCCAGGCTTCTTTTACTGTGTTGACAAAAGAAGTGTTCTGGTTAAGATAATACTCTTCCATTTCTCCGTAAACAATACCGTAGATAGGAACTGTCCTGCCGTTTGACTTAGAAACGCGTAAAGGAATTGCGCCTTGACGAATTAATGCCATACGGATCAAGTTTATTTCAGTCGGCCCGAAGTAATCACCATCTGTTGCGTTCAATGACGCTAAAGCTGTCTTTGAGTTCGCGTAAATAGTGTCAACGGTTGTCGAACCAGTGATCGATGTAAACACGTCGTTGTCTAATTTCCGGCTAAACCAATCTTTGAGTAAAGTCCGTGCGTTCTGAACCATATCAAAGTTAGCCTGTTTTGTTGCTTTCTTGGTAACGCCTACAGCATGGCGAACGTAGTCCGCGGTAACTGTGAATGAACCAATACCAAGTTTTTCTTCATTCCCCTTTAAAACACTTTCCCCTGTAACACCAGAACCCATCAACTGTTCAATAGTGTTAAAAGTGATCATATCTCCGTTCTTGCTCAACGGGCCAGTCTTATCAATGATTGGCATGAACGATCCTTCTTTCCCTGCTAATGACCCCCAGAACGATTCACGGTTGCCGTCGGCAAGAATGCCTGGGCCCCAAAACTCTGGAATCGCTGCGTCAATCTCTGCAATGCCAGTTACGGTCATTTCAGTTGTCCACCCGCGGGAATCAAATAGCATTGTGAGAAAGAAATTCCTCAAATGCTTAAACATAGGTTCTCCTTATTTTCTTTGGTTAATACTTTGTTGATCATACTCAACACGTTTTTCAGCAGGCAAAGCTAAATACTCTGCCTGGCTTAGTTTCTTAAAACTTCCGCTTCCTGCTGGAGCACCAGCGCCACTAACCGGGGCAAGAATCTTTTTCCCTGCCACTCCGATCGCAACACCTTCCTTCTTAGCTGCTTGAATCATTTGCGGGATAATGTTCAGTTCTTTAGCCGCCCTCAATGACGCGGATAACTGCTTTAATGGATTCTTCCCATACTGTGTTTCCCATATTTCAGTCGCCCGGTCATAAAAAGCTTTGTTGAAATTAGTGTTCGTCGGTTTCCCGTCTTTAAACTGGCCATCCAGTTGCGGGAAGTATGACATCATCAATTCTTCAACCTCAGACTTTTCAGCTACGAACTGTTGCATTTTCTGCCGTTCGGCTTGAGTTGTGCGTTCTCTGCCCTCGTATTGCTCATCAAAGATGTCTTGGATTAACAGTCGCATATTCTCAAGCACTTTCGAATCAAACAACTTTCCGTGCTCCTCAGTAAACCTTGCTTTCCTTTCAGCTTTTTGAATCGCCTCAAGACGAATCTGGCCATCTTCACCATCAACAGCCCTGATCCCAGAAGCTTCAAGCGCCTTACGCACGGAACCGAGGTTTCTCTCGGTTAATCCTGCCTTGGTCTTGAAGTTAGTAAAATCTCCCTGTGTCTTGTTAAACGCTTCAAAAAGTTTTACTGCTGCCTCGTTCGGATCATCACCAAACTCTCCAAACTTGGGTGTAGGCGGCGTTCCCGGGGCTTCTCCAGCTTGTCCGGGGTCTCCACCTGCGTTAGGATCAATAATCGGGGGATCTCCTGCACCTGGGTCTCCAGTCGCGGGATCTCCTGTTCCGAGATCATCACCTCTTTGGTCGTTCCACAACATTTTTAGAAACTTAAACATTTACTTCTCCTTGCTTATAGGGTGCTTTTGTCAAAACCATTTTTGACTTAAGCTATTCCCTGGGGTTACAAACAAAATAAGAATGGCAAACTCGCTATAAAAATAAATGGAGTATAGGGAAGCACGTCGCTATAATCTTCGTACACCCTGTACAAATAAATCAATAATTTTGATAACGCGAATATAGGCAATGCCCAAAAACCTAAAAACGCACCAACCATCGCTAGCAGCTTTACATCGCCTCCGCAAATCTTCTTGCAGTTATAAAACAATACTCCAACCAAAAACATCACTACCGCCATTATCCAATTTCCAGTGAGCAATCCACCAACTAATATAGCCGGTAATACTATTGCGTTAGGAATGTAATAATATTCAATGTCCAACAGACTTAATACCACCATAATCGAAATGAATAAAAAAATCAACATTACCCTTCCATCTCCTCTTTAGGTTTCCTAGCCATAACTCGTTTCTGGTCTATCGCGAGCCTAGCTTCTTCCGGCTGCGCTAAATATTTGGCTTTATCCATTGACACATCTTCAGCAGGTTCTTGTTCTGCTATTATTTCACCCATTAACTCTTGTGCCCTATCCAGCAAATCTTTAATCTCGGATATTCGCGGATCCATGTTTATTTCCTCCTTATTCCTGTATCTGTAAAAAATGGTTTTTACTTCGATTCCCTACTTGACCATACCACTTGCTATTCTTCATTTCTTTAGCTGCACCAATATAATCTTTAGCGATAATCGCGGCTTTCATTCTCTTAAACTCGGATAATTTGTTTAACCCTAAATTGTAAGACATATCATTTATCACATTACGTTTGCCTTCGGATAACTTACTATATGTATCATTGCCTAAATACTTTACCGCGTCATTCTTAGCGTTTTGATAAAGCGCCGAGAATATCGCCTTAGCTTTTTCCCTATCTAACTTACCTTTAACCATCGCTCCGGGCAACATCTTCTTAACTATCGGATTATCCATTTTAAAGCCCCAACCAATAGTATCATTCCCCTTTGTATCTTTATACGGAGCATCTTTCCACCCTTCAAAACTCTGCGTCATTATATGGCCAGATAAATCAGGATTATCCATTTTTTTCTTCTTTCTTAATCTCCATTTCAACTCTTCCAATAAACTGTTCAGGAATTTTTAATACCCAAGACAATATGTAAATCTCATGGTCTAATAGTTTCAGTTGGAATATATCCGCGTCCGTTGCTCTATCTAACGCGGTGATCGCTTTCCGCTTCTTAGCTTTATCAATATAATCCTCGATTAACAAACTAAACTCTTTCCACCCAGTATTAGAAGTCTTAATCAATCGCTCTAAAGATTGAGATTTTAAAAGCATTTCATCAAGCCATTTCTCGCGGGATTCTTTAATTTCCTGATCAGTGGCTTTTGGTTTAGCTTTAAATAGCCCCAGCATTAACTGCTCCTTGCCCTTGTGCTAACTTCTGTTTTAACGCTTCTAACGCTTGCGGTGCGCCCTGGCCTAACACATTACCCGGCTGTCCTGGCATACCACCTGCCATCTGCGCTTGTGCTTCAACCTGCATACGTTTCATTTCTCCGATGATAGCTTCTTTAGGCGGTAATATCTTCTGCCAATCTTTTATACCTCTAGCAGTCAACCCGTCTTTCAAGATATTCCATACGGCTAACATATTCCCCTGAATCATCGGGACGGGTAAATACCTATCCTGTAAATCGTTAGCGACTAAAATATTCCATTGTTGGTCCGAGTTCTGAGAAGTGCCGTTCCAAGTGTAATCAAATTGCCCGGTTATATCATCAGCAGACCAAGTAGGATTAATCCCTTTCTGTGAATACTGTTGCATATTCTCTTGAGTCGGGAATATTGGTTCACCCCCTTCGCCTAATATCCGGCGTTCCATTCCTTCAGGCATACGTTCAGCCCAGTATGCTAAATTCCATTGACATATTTTCTTGAGAATTATATAGCAGCGTTGTAATAAAGGTTCTCTCCCGATATTCCCTTCTTGAATGATACCAGAGAATTGCGTTGCAGTCGTCTTGCCTTGCGCCCCTTGGACATTTGTCCCGACATTCCAGGATGTAATATTGCTTATCCTTTCAGCAAAATTTAATAACTGCTGCTCCATCTCAATACCAATGGCCTTAACATCTCCGACTTCCAACACTCTGACATCCCCTTGCATATCTTCTTCCCACATCGCGCCGGGATACACTACCGGTTGCTCCCAATCATCGCCAGTTAATGTTCGCTTCTTAACGAATATCTTCTGCATTGCAAGCCAGGCGTTATCCATTATGGTCTTATGTAAATCGTTTAGCTCACCTTGAGTCTTGTATAATTTCTCAGTCATTGACCGGCCTTCAAACTCCTCAGTTTCTTCAAACTCGCCACGAATATACACTCTATCCGGGAACGGTTTACGCTTGTAATACCAATGGTCTAACTCTAGCAATTCTTCTTCTTTGAAAGATATTACTGCGTAAACTTCTTGCTCCATCGCTTCCGGATCTTGTAAATCAATTTCATTATTCTGATTAAATGGTAACCTGCCATACCAATGGAAACACTCAATATTGGCTTCCCTGTCCGCTACAATAGCGTCAACACCTTGCTTACTAGAGTTTCTGGTAGCTAACCTAACTTTATCCACTGAATCTTTTACGAACTGATCACGTTGCGCTTTCAATAACATTTCATTGATAGTCAAATAGAATCTATCCCCTTCCCAGAATAACCGCTGTCCTCTTTTAGCCGCGGGAGAGTAAACATAATCAGCAAACTTGATATACTTTAATTGCGGAGCATTGACTAGTTCTACATCTTCGGCTACCCATACTTCTTGAGGCGGCCCAGGTTGATACCCGTTCATCATAAACTCAGCTTGTTTAATCTGTATCTCTGGATCGCTTGGTAAGATCATCTGTTGCTCACCAGTTGCAGGGTTGACAAACGTCATCGCTTGCTCTTTTGATATAGACTTATCATATTCTTGAACCCAACAAAACTTGATCACGGCAAACGGGAGCTTAATCATCTGCTTGAAAAAGTAATTCACGTTTTCGTATAACCTAACTTTCTCTCTTAACGTCATATCCGAGAAATCAGTTACTGCGTCCTGCTTGGACACATCAGCGGCTTCCACACCTTTAGCTTTCATGTACGGCTGCTGGTTAAATAATATATTCATCAACCTAGCCCAGATCGCGTCAACTATCCATTCAGTTAATGCCACAAAGTAATTAGACGCACCCGGCCAGGGGACATCACATTCTTTCCCAGCTAAATCCCACTTAGTCTGCTGGTTATATTGCGCTTCACACCGGGCAGCCAGGTCATACCGTTTCTTATTCTTGGACAATGACTCTTTAATCTCTTTGACAATGATCTGAGCAATCTGTTTTCCGATCTGCGGGTCAACTTGAATTTTTGGGTCTGTCATGGGCGCTGGCATATTTACATACTCCTGATTGATTTACGATTAACTATGGCCTTTTTAATAAACCTGTCTTTCCTTATCGGCGCATAAACATAACTGCCTAACGCCCAAACCGCTAACCCCAGGCTCATTACGCAATCATCGTGTAGGCCTTCCGGCGCGGTGTATCTAATATTCCCAAAATCTGACATCTCATAAGTAAACGCTTTTAACTCATCAACCAACTCATCAATCCTGGGGAATGTAATCAGCTTCTGTTCAATCGTAACAATTAACTTCTCCACTAACGTCCGTTTGCTTTGCCCAGTAAATTTAAATGGGCTAACAGATAATTGGCAAATCTTTAAATCTTCCACAATAGGATGCGTCATTAAATCTTCTGCAATCACACTTCCAGCCGAAAATCCTGAAGCGTCTATTTCAATATGAGCATTGTTGTACTGCTTTGCCATAGTTACTATATGTTCTTTCTGTAAACTCCAAGCGCAATCACCAAACCGTTTAAACCCAACAACTTTATTTGTGCCTATATCGATTACCGTGATCACTGAAAAATCGTTAGTTCTGCCTAAGTCCACACCCATGACATACCTGCGTCCGGGTTGTGGCGGCTCTATATTCCCGGATACACACCCCTCCACATCATGGAATACGCTTGTTGCGTCCTCAAGGAATGAACATTCAAATTCCTGGGCGTATAACCGTTCAGGCATGCTTTCCCGGGCCTTAATCAATTCATTCGCGTCAATAAGCCCAGACTGTGAAGCTCTAAGCTGTGAACACATCCAATCCCCAGTTTTATCGATCTTGGCTCGCTCAAAATATTCATAAGCAAAGTTTTTCCCTTTAGGAGTATATATAAAAATAGCCCATCCCCCATTTTCTCTGAGGATAGGCTCTAATATCTCTTCCCAAATCTGCCTACCATGCCGCATAGTAGCCCATTCTTCTAAGACTACTCCTTGCCAACCTACGCCACGAATTGAATCTGGATTATCAGCACCTTTGATTTCTAAGACCGACCCGGTGATAAACTCCTGCCTCAAATCTGATTCGTTGAATGGTTTCGCTTTAACCAGTTCGGGGATGTATCTTTTTAACATCATTGGATCAATTACTGCGATTGATTTAGCTTGGGAATAAGTAGGGGCAATGTAGCCGAAAGTCTTATTCTTAATCGAACAACAGGCTTCAATCAGAATATTCAAGGCCATTGTAGTTTTCCGGGCGCGTCTATGCCAGCAAACTACTTTAAACCTTTTCTTTGATCCTCTGATTGTCCTCTGCCAAAGATGTTCTGTTTCCCGATATTCCAAAACTGGAATCTGAACCACTTTCTTTGGGGGTAATAACTTGGATGATAACATTACCGAACCCTTTCCCTATGACTTCTTGGACATCGCGCCATTGTTCCGGCTGTCTATTCTTTAACCAAAATATTTGAGCAGTTACATCAGGAACAACTTCTTTAACCGTAACCTTTGTTTTATTGCTCTCACAATGTTTGATTCCGTCTATTTCATTATCTTTAAGTTTTATCCCAAGTCCGCCTATTTTCGATTTTTCATAAACGACTTCATCGTATTTATAACCTATTGCCCTTTGGTATAAAGATTTCTCAACTTTTAAATCAGCTTCTTTTTTCCAATCTTTTAAGGACGTAAAAAATTTAGGGTACTTCTTTTTATAATTATTTAATGTTGTTTCTGTAACTCCAAAGAATTTAGACACTTGTGAATCATCCCACCCTGCAATAACTAATTGTTTTAATTGATTTTGTTTTATTGTACCGAACTGGGAAGGCCGTCCTGCTTTTCTTTTTATCTTTGGCATATTTTTTAAAGGGCTCTTAAGAGGCGTTATATTAAATGGCAGTCTTAACCGCCTATATGATTTTATCTGTGTCCTCTTCGAGCCCCGGTATCAAATAAAAAACCGGCTC